GCTAAATAGATTAGATCCATCTACATCATTTAATTTTAGTATATTAGTTGCGAACGTTTCAAAAGCGTCGGCCGCTAGGTTTGCTGCGTATCCAAATGGTACTAGCGCAACACCTAATGCTCCGATAGCAAGAGCGCCGGTAAACATTAATGGAGCTAGTGATCCCATGATAGCTCCTGCGGCACCTAATGCAGTAATAGATATTGCCGCCTTGCCAAGATCTTCCCATGATAAATCACTGAATGTCTTAAGTGCGGCACCAACTCCATACAAAGCTAAAGCCATTGCACCAAGTCCTAATGCACCTTTCAGCATCGTACCAATATTTCTACCCATCAGCTCGCCGACAGCAACTAATCCTGCTAATGCAATAGTCGCTTTTCCAATCGATCCCCAATCGACTTCGTTAAATCCCTTAAGAGCTTTTGATAATACCCATAAAGCACCGGCAAATGCAGCGATACCTGCTGCCGCCTTTAGCATATTTTTAAAACCACCTTTATCAAAGAAATTATTGAAGCTAGATCCAAAGCCGCCGCCAGATCCACCAGCTCCACCACCCGCTGTGCCCTTTCCACCAGAACCTCCGCCTTTGGAAATTTCTTCTCCATTAGCAGTCGCGCGAGTATTCTCTTCGATCTTTCCTAACAATGTAATTTGTTCATTGCGCCAGTCAGCATGTTCTCTTTCGGCTTCTGCTGCAGACGTCCCCTTTGGACGATCTGTGCCGGGTCCTTTCCAACCTGGTTCAAGACCTCCAGTTTTATTTTCAGTTCCTGTTTTGTCGCCACGATCAATAAGATCCTTCATTCTAGGATCTGCATTGCTCATCGTATTTGCCAACTCCTGGCGTATTGCTAGGAGTCCAGTCTTACCAATATCTTCGTCATTATATCCACGATCCTTTAGCGCTTTAATCTTCTTTTCATTGGCACGCATCTTGCGCGATGTTGCCTGTTGTATTCTAAATTCGCTAGCCGCTTCAGCTTCTGATTTTGAAGGATCGATCATTTTCTGATCTTTGATGTAATCCAATTTAGACTGTCTACGGTTAAGGGCCGTAGAAATAATACCACCTGAATCTCCCTTTACCATGCCGGTTTTATTTGCAAAACCTTTTAGCGTGAAAAAGTCTTTTACATTATCTTTAATTCCGCCAATACGTTCACCAATGGTTTTATATTGATCACGACCAAGTGCCGTGCTAGTAATGTTGGCGGCACTACCACTAGTAAGAGCTTTGCCTAAAAACCCAGACTGCTTCTGTGTTTCATTAAGAAGCTTTCCCATGTTGGTATTGACTTTGTCGAATAAGCCAACTAGTTTTTCCATCTTCGAATTCATGGATATGCTAACCGCAACACCCGCCTGAGTGCTAAGAAGGCTTTCCCGCTGTTTATTCTCCTGAGCAGAGGTTAGAATGGAATTAGTTTTTGCGGCACGTTGGATGCCGGCAGATCTATCCACAGCAGACAAGCTTGTTCTTTGCTTTTCTAATAAGGCTTTCATTGATTTTGTCTTTCTAGTCGTAGTCGTTCTTCCTCCAGATACTGTAATAATAAGCTTACGTAAATCTCACGTTCAAAGGGTATCATAGATTCTAATTCTTCCAAACTATATTTATGATACTGCATCATGGCAAACGTACTTTTATAATAGCTTGCCAGCGTTTCATGATAAAGGTTTATTAAAAAAAACTGTCGAGCCCTTTTATTACTAGTTCATGGTGGTGATTACATACTGGGCAATCAAATTTGATGTCTTGCTCCAGTTTAGGCATGGTTTCAAAGAAACTTTGAATTTTTGCAAACTGATCTTGTGTTAAATTCTCAATGAACTGAACTAGATCCTCTTTTGATTGTTCTTTAGATGCATACACTGTATCTGAATCATAAATGTATTCGATAGAATCTACGATAATGTCAAAAATTAATTCAACATTTCCTGCATTAAAGTCTTCTGTCTTCTTTAGCATCGCTAAACCTGGATAGTTCATCTTAACGCCAACACTATCAGATAGCTTAATTAAGCTGACGTGATCGGGATCAAACTTCACGTTTAACTTGGTTAAGTCAATTGGTATCTGAACCTTGGCTTTGTCATCGTTACATTCGGTGCATGAAAACACCGGTTCAACAACCTCACCAACAGATCTTGCACGTAGTTGGCAAAAGATATATTCAATATCAAATACTGCTAAAGTGTCTACATCGAGCTTTTCAAATGTACATGCCCTAATGACAGACTTAATAGTCTCGAGCATAGTACTTGCTTCTTCGCTCTCTTGAGCAATAAGCAAAGCTTTTTCTTCCTTCACAAGGAAAGGTCTGAATTTAATCTTTTCCTTTGTGGATGGTACAGTCAATTCGTACGTTGGGGTGTTTATAATAGGTAAAGCCACATCAATCTCCTCTTCTCATATTTTCGATCATTTTACTAAGTTCAGTTGTACTTCCAACAAATATAGCATTATTAGTTACATTTCCACCTGCTTGCGCTGTGGTTTGTTCTGTTTTCCCTCTAGATTCTAACTCCTGTCTCTTCGTATGAAGATCCACAAGTTGGTGATTAATATCGGATAGTTGTTTCATTAAACCTCCGACCACTTCGAACGCCCTAGGATGCTCAGAGCTCTGAGCAACTTCCAATGCATGTTCTAATGCAGTTTTTCCCTTGTTAAGAAGGGCATAAAGATTATTACGAGTATTCTCATAATCATCATCTATCTTGGTTTCTTTAACGACCTCTGGAGTCGTTTCAGTATAATCAACGATCTCCGTATTCTTACCTTGTATAGGTTCAACGTCAAAGACGCTACTCAAATTTTTATCAAGTTTACTCATATTTAAAAACCATAGTTATGGGGCAATAGATAACGGATCAGTCCAAAGAGGTTCTAGTCTCTGTGGTGCGGTGTAGAATGAAGATACTATCTGTTCTGGTTTAGCACTAGTACTATATATTGTAGATTGATAATCCACGAAATTGTTAACGAATGCGTCTTTGCCTAAAGCTGGTAGTGTATCAACAACAGTAGCATTTCCCACGGAAGTTGATGCACTATTGGCTGATTCAAACCATTCGTATTGCATAGTAACACTTAACTTCATGATATCCCTGTTTGCATAGTCCAATTGAACTGCACCAATATTTTTTGGAAATGCATTAAACAATGTGGTAGTATAAACAGGAGCATTAGATGTGTCATACACATGGATAGACATCTGAGGACATATGTAATCAGATGGATAGTTAAAATCACGAGTAGTAATTGACTGTACAGATTCAACCCATACGTCAAACATTCTCTTGATTAACAAATCTTTATCCATATAAAATGTCAATGTGACAGGTTCAAATATTCTCTCATAGGCAACTTCTCTGGTTTCTCCATATGAACGAACCGGGTTAGTTCCGAAAGATGTTCCTGGTAATTGCGCAGTATCACACATCAACCTAATCATTCGAAGATTTGATAGGAACGGTTCTTGCCTTGAATTTAGTGTTGGAGGAGCATTTAACTCGACCAAGAATCGATTCGATTTAGACAGACCGCTAGCGCGGATGTTGCTTTTAAATTCTTGTATACTCATCTCTTAATAGACTCCGTCCAAATTTTGTTTTTATTATTTCCCACAAATCTTTCAACTGGCAGCATCATTGCTGTATGCCAATCTGATGGTGCAACTTCAATAAATTGCGATTCTACGTGACCCATCAAATAGTGTTTAACACATGGAGCAGCAAACTTAAACTTAGAGGCTCCTGATATTAAGTTCCACGAGTATTTAATCTTGGTGGTCTCATCAAAATTTTTATTATTGGCAAACTGCATCAATCTAGTCATTAGTTGAACTCTATGCCAATGCGGCAAATAGTGCATATTCAATCCCATGAAACCATCCTTTGATTTCTGGTATGGAAATACTAATGGGAAAGTGTCGTAATGCGCTAGAGTGTCCTTTGTTTTAGGATCATAATAAAACATATACAACTTACCAGGCATAACTCTAGAAGTCAATCTTTGCTCTGAGAAAAGCTTTCTCTCTTGTAATCGTTTAACACCCAATACTCTGGCCTGTTGCTGAAACCAAGTCTTGGAATTGTCAGCGATACTCCTATCGTATTGGTACTTTACGAAATAAGAATTTAAATCTTGTGGATTCTTCATTTAATACCTAGTTCTCTTTCGGTTATAATAATAAATTCCCAGCCCCTACGCTCTGCGTAATCTCTTGCATATT